TCATTTTTTTAACTTCCCTGTCAGTAAATCACTGCCCCGTTTTTTCAGCCACAATTCCACTAACTGAAACCCTGCAATGCCTAACGCCGAACCTAACCCTGTAATCGCCAGTGGCGAAATACCGGGGATCCAAATCAGCAATGCCCCTGCCATAACGGAAACTGCAGAGCCTAAAATCATTCGTCCAATAAAGAGGCGTAACGTAATCGGCTCATTACCCGTCATCATTTTGCCCAAGGCAATCAATGCGCCAATAATAATGAGCGAAATGAGTGTCTTATTATGTTCTTCCATGAACACGTTTCCTTTTATTACAGTTTGTCTGTTAATTCAGACTCTAAATATGGAATGCCATTAATGCGCACAAAATCCGGTGAAGTGACGATAAATTTAATTTTATGCGTCATGACTGCACCGCCTTTGGGGTCAACGTCTAAAATATCGGTGACGTTTAATTTACAGCCAAAAGACTCGACCTTGAGTTCTTCTGTCCCTGCTTTTGCATACCACATCAAATCAACCAAAGGGATAGCGCGCCAAGAGCCTGCACTACGGGCTTTCGCTGTAATCACATTTAAATACTTGGTGGATAATTCTAGCTCACCCTCTGCCGACACATCCCCATTCACAAAACCATCTGGCACGCCATTAGTTTGAGCGACACCTGTATTGTCTGTAATGGATAAACTGACTTTTTCAACATGAACTAAATCACCGTCGATATTAAAATCAATCGACTGCCCCGAAATCCGTTTTCCGCTCATTATTCATTCTCCAAGGACGTGTCTAACAGAATGCCAATGGTGATCCCTTTCGGGCATTCATACGTTCGCACTGTGATATACACTTCAACGTTATTTTTGTTTTTCCATGTAATGACCACATCGCCTTCTTTCGGTGGTTTTACTTCACCTGGGAAACTCACCCCATTAATTTGCGTACTGCGCGACATTTCACGTAATACTTTGGCAAAGTAGGCTTGATGAGCTTCAATACTGGACGGGGTACTGTTTAAACTGCGGTCAGCAATTTTGGCAATCGCACGAATACGCACCGTGCGCGCGACTTTATCAACGACACGAAGATTCTCAATAGATTGATAATCACCGCCTTCAACGTCTAATGTGCGACCGTCCGACCAATAAATTCCGTCATAATCGGGGTACCACATCGGCACGCTGAAACGCTGTTTTTCCAACGCTTGCAGTGTCGCCAAATCAAGGCTTTTTCCCGTGCCGTCTAATGGTAGATACGCACTACCTAAATCGGTCAATGCACCTGTTTTGACACGCGCAGGGCTGTCTGCAATTGTCACGGAACGGTTACATAATCGACCAGCTAGAGCACCTGCCTCATTTCCCCAAAGCATTGGTACTAATTGAATTGATGGCTCTGCTTCCCCTTTTGATAAAGCAGACAAGCGTTCGACATAGCCCGACCACGCTTCATCGTCTTGCGTTGCACCGACACCCAAAATGGCAAATAACCAGCGCCCATGTTTAGCCATTAAATCTGAGCGTAAGGATTTAGCTGATTGAATAACGGCTTTTGTTGCATCCCCCACTAATACGTAACCCTCGCAACTGGCAACTGCTTGTGCATCCATCACCGCATCAACAAATGCCAATTCTTCGGCATCTTCTGCTAATACATGCACGTAACCCGACCAGTTTTGACCTGCATTACGCATTGCTGATAACACGTTACTTTTTAACGGGCTATCTAGCGTTCCTAACACATCATCGAAATCGGTTTGCGTATTGACCGCAATAGTTTTACCGACATTGGTTTTTCCTTTACCAATAAACAGCAAAATGCGCTCAATTTCCTTTGTTTCGCCTTGAAGTTGGTTATGTTGATTAACCTGTACTGTTGGCCACATAATGAAATTCCCTTTCTATACACCGTACCCGATGCTTTGTAATTGTCGTTCCAGTGACTTAATAAAATCCTCATCACTGATACCGAGAAATACCCGTGATGGAATATCCACTTCCCACGAACTTTGTGGGGATTTACCGCTTAATTTGCGAATTAATGCACCTGACTGGAAAAAAAGCATATTTTCCGTAATTTCTTTTAAGGCAGGTTTTTTCCAGCGTTTCCCTTTTTTCACTTTATAACCCAGTGCGCGTAATTTTTTAGCCTGTTTGGGCGTCGCTTTTTTATCTTGTGCCCCTTGTGAGATATTGCTGTCTTGCGCACTTTTACGGCTGATTTTTGCTGTCATGCCATTTTGTTGGCTATACCCCACAACACCCGCATCAATAGGTTTACTGCCATTGCGATAATTGCCACCACTAAGATAAATGCGCACCATCTCTTTTTCTGGCATTTCGCGGATATGCATCATTTTTGGCATATTGCGGAGCATTTTTTTTCGGTAATTTCCGTGTCTGCCCTGCCACGCCTCCCCATCTGGGTTACTCTGTTTTCTGATATTGCGCTTTGACGCGACGATTACGCCATATTTCGCAATTCGCCAAAGTAATCGCTGGCGTTTTTTCGGCGGTAACTCCAACGCTTTAAGTTGCGCTCGTAATTTTTTTAGTTGTTCTGCGTTTAATTGCCCTTGAATGCTCATTTCACACCATTAGGAATTACGTCGATATTTTCAGCAAACAACACTTCAGGATTGGCTAATGACCAACGCTTACCATCAAATGGCACGATGCCGTTTTCATCTTCTTTTAAGACAATGGCTTCACTTAATTTAATGTTGACGACAACCATCGCAATATAATCATCAATCACATCAACACTGATTGATGGAGGTTCATCGTCAAAATCAGGTTCAGTAAAATCCGTTTCTAATTCTTGATACCAGGCTTCAATAAGAACGGGAATATAACGAGCATCAATATCGTTGTATGGCCACCGCCCCCAAGCAATCACCGCATCATATTCTTGGGTGAGAATTTGATATTGATTCTCCCCTAACTCGTTGTGAGCACGCTTAAAAATAATTTCATCCATTTCGCTACTAAATTCCGTAGCAAATACCGATGCAGGTAAATTCGCGCGTAAAAATGCCGTTAAGCTTTGAAATCGTGTCATATCATTTTCACTGTAATGCGTGGCAACTGTTTCATATTGCGAATAACAAAAGTTGATTCCGCTAATAACCGTGACCGTAACTCGTCGCTTTCTTGCTGTGGGTTGGGTGCCCGACTGACAATCGACAAATATTCACCCAATAAATCGGCTTTTGCCCTGGCATACACCGCTTTTTTATATTGCGCACAAAGAGCGTTAACGCCTTTTATTTTTGCACCAGGAACATCTTTGGCTTGATTAAAACCTTTTGATATCCAATAACTTTTCACGTCTTTTAATTCAGAATTAATTTCCGTGACCGTGGTTAATAAGGCATCGGCAATAAAATCAGCATCGATATTGGCAGGGATTGCCCGACTTTTTTGAAAGTCTCCCAAATTTAAATTTGGCCAGAACCCATTATTTGTGAGTTCTTCATTTTTATAGATAATTCCATCGCCATTTAACATGCTGACCTCTAAATAAAAAGCGGGCGTACCAGTTTCCATGACCAAAAAACAATAAATTGCTTTGTCTCCACTGTGCCCGCTCCGGCTTGCGGTAGTCTTTACTCTTGCTCTAATGCCCGTAATCGTGAGGCAATACGCAAACGATGCGTTTTAACACCACTTTTCGGGTTTAATTGATGTGCCCTGGCAAGATAAGCATCAGCTTGATTTAGTGTATCAACACAATCAATCGCGCTGGCTCTTGCATCCCCCACATCCCCTTTTAATAACTCTAAGGCGTGGAATTTAAACCACTTCGCCTGTATTTTTTCGTGAACTCGCCATTTTTCAGTGACATTCTCAAATGTCCTTGAAAAATAAGGCTCAATGGGGTTTCCTGCTTCCGCTTCTAACTGTGACCACTCAAGGATAGTGTCAGCGACAAACGCAGGAAAACCACTTTTAAAATTGTCAGGGGTGAGCTGTCCTTGCTCAATGGCGATATCCGCCCAGTCCAATCCTTTATCGAACTCCCCCACATCAAATAGCCAAATGACGCAATACGCAAAAATCGGATTTTTATACACAACGCCTTCATCTAAATAGCGTTGAGCTGTTGGTAAATACATGGGCAATAATTCTTCACGTTTCATTGCCACACGTTCATAAGTCTGATTCAGTGCTCGCAGTCGTTTGACATCCCGCTCAATGGCACGCGCTTGAAGATGCATGCTTTCACCGTCAGCAATGGCAACCGCCTGTCGCTGTTCAAGTTTTTGTTGCATTTCAATTTTTTGCTTGTGTCTTTGAGCGGGTGATAGCATGACGCTTAACCTTCTACTTTTTCAGTCGGCTCGGTGACTTTACCGATAGTCACGGCAGATTCGTCGATAGAGGCATATAATTCTGGATATTCCAGTGCATAGCCTTCATTACGTAGATATTTGTTTTCATACTGTTTACGGTCTTCAACAAATTCCACTTTACGCTGACGAGTACCCCGTTGAGTGTAAATGTGCAGGTTACTTGGAATAGTCACAACCATGCGTTTACCTGGCATAAATGGCGGTATCATTGCAGGACGGCCAGCGATGGTATTACCCAACATTTGCGCAGCAATTTTCTCTGTCGGTTTATCAGCTGACTGATATAAACGGTATTGCTCTGCAGAAACTAAATCAGCACCGACCATGACGACTAATCGAGGGTCATTTCTAAATTCAACAGGAATACAGGTATTAATAAGGTCTGACGCCATTGCATCTAATGAACGATAATCGCCTTTATCATCCAATGTAATTGCATCTGTAAGAACCTGTTTACCCCCTTCCCAATTTTTAGCCGTTTGATGCCAGCCAATATTGACGTCTTCACCATTAGGATTTTCTTTAGGGTCTGATGTTTTGGCGACTGAGTTACCATGCCAACCAATGCGGATCATATCCAATGCAATTGAGCGCAACATAAATTCCTGCATGCGTTGATAAAACTCATTTTCACCGCCTGCATTCGCCCAAATTGACAACAAATCCCAACGTAAACCCGCACCTGAATCGGTTTCAACGAGTTTATATTCATTTCCGTCAACGCCTGTTTGACGTAAAAAACGCCCTTCTTCTACTCGTCCTGTAAACAAACCAGGATTACCTACCGAAACCACTTGACCTTGCATTTGGTCAACATCAGCCGTTGTGATTAAATTTAAAAAATCAGCATTTTCTAACAGAGCATCACGCAGTTTTGTTTCCTGCGGGTCTGTCAATTTAAAATAACGAGAGGGATTAAGTATATTGAAAGCCTTAGCTAAATCTTGCTCATAATTTGCAAGGAATGCTTCAGCACGTTCATTTAGTTGTGACATTATCATTGCTCCCTTTTACACGAGATTAGCAAAGCGTTTTTCTTTACTACCGCGTGGGTTTTTGCCAGGGATGCGTGATGCCACATCATCCAACTTACTGAATTTACCGAGAATCGAAGATAGGTTATCTTTCAATTGTTTAAATTCAGGTGTATCAACAGCATCTTTGATAACTTCTACATCTTCTTCAACGTCTTCCACTTTTTCTGTTGTTGAAGTCAGTTGTGTTTCAATCGCTGTAACACGAATTTCAAGCTCAGATAATGCTTCTGCAAGTGCTTGCATTGCATCCTTGTCACCTGTTTCCTCTGGTACATCATCAACATTCGGTTCTTCGATACCGAAAATGCTACGAAATACGTTCTTTCCCTTTCCTTTTGGCATTTTTTCTTCCTTAAATTCTCTAACTTCATCAATAACCAACGGTTTTGATGCACCGTAGCGAAACTTCTTACCGTTTTTATTAAATTGCAGTCGGTCTGTTCCGACACTGGCGGGCGAACAAGTCACGCCTAGCCCTTCAAGATAAGTTTTCCCTGTTCCGCGAAAATTGCCTGTTGGGGTAAATTCTGCAGAGGTAAAAAGCAACTGACCGTCACGATTCGCTTGTAATAAATGCTGATTAGGGCGCAAACGTGCATAAAGTTTTAACGTTCCTTCTTCATCACGTTCGGCTTTTAACTCTAACACTTCGCCCATCGCACCGAACCAGCGCTCATGCTCCGGCCAAATACAGGCAGTATATAATTGACGGTCATAAAGTTCAGCAGAATCTAAAATCCAACTGTCCTCAATAATTCGACTGTCAACCGTATCCCCCGCTGTTGCGATACAAAGCCAATTTGTCATTAATTGTGACATTACATAGCATCCCCCATCCGTGGGTATTTTTATCACTTCCGTTTGAGACAATAGTATTGCGAATATCAAAAAATCTTTCTAATCATTAAGTTCGGATATGACGCACATCCGAACTTCGCACATCGTTAGACATCTTTGGACAATGCATAATGTAAAAATTATGGCTAACTCACGATATTCAGATGAATTGATAGGAGTAGCAAAGTCGCTGTATTTGCGACGCTACACTCCTGCAGAAATTGCAACAGAACTTAATTTGCCGAATAGGCGAATCGTTTATTATTGGGCTGAAAAGGGGAACTGGCAGGATTTACTCAGTCACGAATCGGTTTTAGATGCGATTAATCGACGCATTATTTTGCTCAGTGAGCGAAACAATAAGACCGTCTTTGAGCAAGAAGAATTAGACCGTTTAATTAGTCATCATATTAAATTGATGGCACAACAAAATAAACACGCAGAAAAGCTGGCACAAGCAAAAGCGCAAAACGGGCAATCTGGCTACTCAAATGAGGGTGAGTCTGACGAGGGTGAACCAAGGAAGAAGAAACGCTATCGTAAAAATGATATTTCTGAATTAACAGAAGAACAATTTCAGCAATTTGCTGACACAATGCTTTTTGGCTATCAGAAGCATTTACGCAATAACATTGAAAAATCTATTCGTAATATTTTAAAGTCACGCCAAATTGGCGCAACCTGGTATTTTGCGTTTGAAGCATTTGAAAATGCGGTGCTTACAGGTGACCCACAAATATTTTTATCGGCATCAAAACCGCAAGCCGAGGTTTTCCGTTCTTATATTGTCAACATTGCAGAGCAATTTTTCGGGATCACTTTAACAGGAAACCCTATCCGTTTAAGCAATGGCGCAGAACTTCGCTTTCTTTCTACTAATAAAAACACTGCCCAAAGTTATTCAGGCCATCTTTATTGTGACGAATATTTTTGGGTACCCAATTTTAAACACTTAAACGAAGTTGCCAGTGCTATGGCAACGCATGATAAATGGCGCATAACGTATTTTTCTACGCCTAGCTCAAAAACGCATCCTGCGTACCTATTTTGGACTGGTGACGAATGGCGTGGAACAGAGAAAGCCCGCAAAAATATCGAATTTCCTACATTTAAAGAAATGCAGGACGGTGGACGCGATTGTCCTGATGGTCAATGGCGTTATGTCATTACGCTGGAAGATGCTATCAAGGGCGGGTTTAATCTGGCCTCAATCGATAAGTTACGTAATCGTTATAACAAAGATACATTCAATATGTTGTATATGTGCATCTTTGTTGATAGTGGCGCATCTGTATTTAAATATAACGATTTAGAAAAATGCTGGGTTGATGTGGGATTATGGGAAGATCACTTTCCTGATGAACCGCGCCCATTTGGTAATCGTGAAGTATGGGGCGGTTATGACCCTGCCCGCTCGGGTGATACCTCTGCATTTGCTATTTTAGCTCCGCCTTCTGCACCTGGTGAACGGTTCCGTGTTCTGGCTATTTATTATTGGCAAGGGATGGCGTGGAAACATCAAGCAAAAAAAATCCAAGAACTTTATGGGCGTTATCGCTTTACACATATCGGCATTGATACGACAGGTATAGGTCATGGCGTCTATGAGATGGTGCAAGATTTTGCACCACGCGAAACGATGGAAATTCGTTATAGCCTAAGCATGAAAACCCAACTCGTTTTAAAAATGGTTGATTTAGTCGATGAGGAGCGTATCGAATGGGATAGAGAGCAAAAAGAAATTACCGCCAGTTTCTTGTCAATTCGTCGAGATACAACCAGCAAGGGCGGTGCTATGACATTTGTTGCTGACCGCAGTATGGAAACAGGTCACGCAGATAGTTTCTGGGCAATTTCTCATGCAACTATTAACGAACCGTTGAACACTGACAATCAACGTAAATCAAAATGGATATTTCAAAAGGCATCGTAATGGCTAAGAAAAAATCACGGAAGAATCTCTCTATTTCGGCTTCCAATGCCCCTAAAAAAAACATGAGCATTGTTACTATTGGCAAACCCGAACCGATATTAACAACGCATACAGATTATCAAAATATCTGGTATGACAATCAACATGATCACTATTCATTACCCATTGACCGGACGGCACTGGCTCAGTTAGTTAATCTCAACGCGCAACATGGTGGCGTTCTCTATGCTCGCCAGAATATGATTTTATCGGATTTTTTAGGCGGTGGGCTGAGTCATGAACAGCTAAAAGCGTCAGTCATGTGTTATCTCACATTCGGTGATACTGCTATTTTAAAAGTCAGAGATTATTGGGGAAATGTCATTCAATTATTTGTTTTACCGTCACTTTTTTTACGTTGCCGTAAAGATGGGGATTTTGTGATTTTAATTGAAGGTGAACCCTTAGTTTACCCCCCTGATGATGTTATTTTCATCCAACAATATGACCCACAACAACAAGTTTACGGTATTCCCGATTATATCGCGGGTATTCATTCAGCACTGTTAAACAGTGAAGCGACGATTTTCCGTCGTCGTTATTATCACAATGGTGCGCATACGGGCGGTGTATTTTATTGTAATGACCCCTCACTCACGGATGAAGTAGAAGCCCAAATCATTAAAAATCTTGAAAATAGCAAAGGAATTGGGAATTTTTCAACCATGTTTGTTCATGTCCCGAAAGGCGATCCCGAAGGCATTAAATTTATTCCTATTGGTGATATTTCTGCCAAAGATGAATTTAATAATGTGAAAAATATCAGTGCGCAAGATGTTTTAACTGCACACCGATTCCCTGCTGGGCTGGCTGGCATTATTCCTGGCAATGTTGGCGGACTTGGTGACCCAATAAAAGCAAGAGATGCGTATCGACAAGATGAAGTTATTCCCGTTCAACGCATGTTTGAAAATGCCATTAATAGTGACCCTGAAATTCCAGCTCACTTACATATCAATTTTAAGAAAGATAACGCCACTTTAGGTGCAGAATGAGACGAAAAAAGGTAAAATCACGTAAGTTCGATTATTCTGGAATTCTTAATATGAAAGTAATGAAAATCCTTTGTCCCGATTGCGGTGAAAAGGCCATTATAAGAAAAACCAATAGAAAACATCGCCAAATTTCAGATATTTACTGCCAATGCACTAATTTAGAATGTGGAATGACATTTGTTCTAAATCTCACGTTTAGTCATGCGATTGTGCCAGGCAAAAAATCTGTTGAAAACATGATTGAAGCGTTCATTCCCGAAAATAAACAAATGGCGCTTGATTTACTCAAAGCGCCAATTGCTTAAATCTATTGAGCCACATTTTGTGGCTTACTTTTTTCCAATAAATCCACTCTCGCATTGTCTGCCAACTCAAATATTAATGATAAAACGATATCTTTTTCCTGTGATGTGAAAGAATCAAAACTTGCCACCTTTGCTATTAGTGCAATCCTTTCAAACGCTTCCATGCTGTTAATGTTACTCATCATTATCATACCTTATGAAAATACTGTATGAATAAACAGTATAGTCAGTTTATGAGTTTTGGAAACCCCTAAATGATGATAAGTGAAATAAGATTTGAAGTGCATCACAAAATATAAAGCAAAATGCTTTACATATAAAGTAAAACGCTTTATTATATATTCATACCAACGAGATACTTAATTAATTTCAAAATAGGAAAACATCATGAGCCAATTAAATAAACCAACTTTCGATATAAATAAATACACCTTAGAAGGATTTATCAATCGTATTAATGAAGGCGTGATTGTAGGTTATGAAGACATAACCCCTGAATATCTAGCCTGTGCATATGCCATTGATGCGTCGAGTGAGTATATTGATTTTAATGATGAAGAAAACATCAATCTAAATATTGGTACTCATCTTGATTTTTTACGTGAAAACGGTGCCGTTTTTGATTTCCAATTAGCATTGCAATTAGCAAAAGAATAATTATGCCTCTTGAAGAATATATTCAAAAATATTTTGAGGGTAACAAATCTGCATTTGCATCACATTGTGGTGTTAAGCCACAACAAATCACACAATGGATCAATAAGGGATTTATTGTTGTAGATAATCAATTGTATAGCCCTCGTCGAGAATTACCCAAAGCCACTAACTAGTGGCTTTATATTTCGTCACGTAATATCTTGAATGACATGATAATGAGTCAATTAAATAGGTTTCGATATAACTTGGTTTTTGAGGTATTGAATAATAGACATCACCCGCCAGACCGCCAAATAATGGCTTTTTAAAATCGTCATGACTAATAAAATAAAATTTTGCACCCTCCAAAACAAATCGCCTAACACCTGTATTTTCAATACCAAGATGATCACAAAAACAATCTAAAATATGATTAACCTCGCATTCATCACCAATGAAGAATTTATTTTTCCCCGTTCTCAATGCATTCCAAATTGACTCTAAAGAAAAATATTCTGCATGCCCGACCTCCGTAAATTCAGGCAGTATTTCATAGTCAAAAAAAACTCTATTTTTAGCATGAAATAAATCTACTTTTTTTAATAAAGTAAATTGTTGCATCTGTCTAAAACTAAGACGGGTTACCATTTCCATAGTCAATTTTATTTTTATCACATTCATGGAATTTTCCTTGTGTTATCCAGCCGTTGATTCAACGGGCGCAGGGAACATCAGATAATATCCAAAATCGGCCCCTAGCTTTATAGCCGCAGGACCAAAATCATCCTTATTGCAACCAGTATTCATAAACTCCCAAATATCATGTTCTTTTCGTCTGTCGTACAAGAAAACCATTGGGTCGCCGATTGTATAGAATCCAAGACGCTTGGACGGGCATTCATCCAACACTTTTTGAACCTTTTCAATCCATGCCTGCTCTTTTTTAGTTAATTTTGGTACATTAGCCATTATTCATTTCTCTTAATTTATTCACTTTGTTAAAAATACGGTCTTTCCGTTCATGAAATTGACGGTATTTCAGTTGTGTTGTGCCCGTTCTTATCAAAGAACCATCGTCAAAACTTCTAAATGCCTTATCATCAATGACTATTCCTGACCCATTCCTCATTTTTTTGGCATCTTCTAGGGTAATTTCATGCCCAATTGACCTGAAATTATCCAAAATTTCCGTAATCACCTTTTCATCATCGTTAATCGTCCGGGCATCCCCCGTACAGTTATTGACAGAACTCCAAGGGGCGCTATTCGCGCCATCAAAAGCCAAACCACTCCCTTTAACAGAAGTGGATTCTTTAGCAACGAGCTCCCATTTAGCCGTGCGGGTAAGATAAAAAGAGTCATCACACGCAAGCGGTGAGTAAACCCCTTTTATTTTCTTAACATCTTCGCCGTATTCATTCCCCATCTCAGTTACCTCATAAGAAAGCCTCACGGTTAAATCTCGGCGCTTTACCGTTGCACCACCTTGTAACTCGGTGTATGCGTACCAATCACCCACATCTGACGCAAAACGCACGTTATCCATGTCTTCTGTTGCTAGGATTTGTTCATCACCTGGCAGGCGACGCAACTCGCGCCAAACTGACACAGGAGCCCCCCCAATTTGCTGAAACTGACGAATGCGGTGTAAGCTCGCCCATGCTGAAACGGCTTTGGCCATATCTTTGCATTTCTGCCCTGTTTCACCGTCTATCTCATCATTCATGGCATAACCATCTATATTTTTAGAAATATATTTAGCGATATAACCCGTGGCAGAACCTTTTTCTTTATCAATGGGTTCAACATAAAAACGGGCTTCTTTGGCCTCTTTTGTTTTTAACTCAAAAGCGTCTTCTTCACGGGCATATTCCGCAAAAATCTCTCTCAGTCTTTCAACATGATCAGGATGAACAAATAACAATAAATGCCAATGAGGGGTTGAATCATGATGGGGTTCTACAACACGAAAACCGAATGGGCGAATGCCTTCGCGGGCATATTCAGCCCGAACTTTTGACCAGACTTTGCAAAGATATTTCTGAACATCACGAGGAGATGCGCCATTCCATTTCTCAATGAAACCGCCCTTACTGTATGCATTGTGATATTTTGATGGGGCCGTGAGAGTATAAAACTCCCCAACATAACCCATTTCATTAGCCATGTTTTCAAACCCACGCATACGCACCATTAATTCACAGCGACGAACGGCAGGATTAGAAACACTCGCTAAAACCATTTCTTCAAGAGAAACGCGATCACCATTCTCATTGATTAAATCGAAACTTTTTATGTAATCCCAGTTACGTTTTTTTTGCTCTATCCATTCATGCAGGGCTTTTCTTGAAACATAAGGTGACGCACTTTTTTGTACCTGTCCGACAGCGATAGCAAGATGTTCAGCGCGTAAATCACGCATACGCTTTAAACGCCCATACCACCATTTATCGGACATCATGCGTAATAAACCTGAAAGTAACTGGTTTTCCGTTGGCTTACGCCTCCCTCCAATAAATTGTTTCCAATACGGCGGGACAGTTCCAATTTGTAAAGTGATCTGACTTATTTTTTTATAACCGAATTTAGCACCTTGAGACTCATCATCATAAGTAGCAGTCTGGCAAAATTCGGTAAATGTAGAAGTGAGGTAGCGAGCGATACCATTCGCTAGTTCCTTGATAATTCCTCGGTCTAGCGCATGTAAATTAGAAATTTGTTCAGCATATTTTTCAGGAAAGAAATCATAACCTGATGTTACACCCTCAAATTGATATTGAGATAAAACGAGGTCGTATCTTGGTAATACATTCTTAGCCACTTTGCGTAAAAATGTATTAGCAAGACGTCTATTATCACTTTTAGAAGTCTTAAATATTTTTGAATATCGGGTAGCAAAATAAATGGCCAGACTATCAGGCATATCCCCCATGATGCTATTACGAAATTCAATATCAAGCGGGTTTGCATCATACATAATGCGCTCAGCCAGAGTCGCTTTTGGCGATAACCCTGGCTGAAATTCTTCTTTTTGGCGACGCATTGAGATAAATACGTCGCTGTTTTGTTCCATCATTTGTCACCTAAATCATGGTTTAAATGTTCGGATTTAAACGTTGCCCAATAACCTTCATTACGTGATTGAACCTTTATTTTCCCACAGCGATTACAACCATAATGAAAATCGATATATGGCTGTAATCCATTCAATGATTGAAATTTATGAAGGTTTTTTTTATATAAAGTCCATTTATGCAAGCCAACGATACAAAATAATTTCATTGCGCTACCGCCTGATTTTCAATGTGGTTAATTTCGCTTTCAATTAACTGGCTGATAACTGCGTAATCTGGCTTTTCCTGTAACACATATTTTTGTAACTTACGCAAGCGTGACGCGTAACGGTCATTGCAAACTTGGCGCTCATCGTTACGATTCCAGTTAATGCAACCATCAATTAAAATTGCATCATTTGAGGTGGCATCTAATACTGGTGTAAATATTGATTTTGGTGTATTCATTTATTTAATTCCTTTATTTAGGTTGCAAAAATTCCTGACCGATTAAGGTCATTTATTTTTATTTTGGGTTTAATTAATTATTCGAACAGCGATAAGCCTTTAGGTAATAAGTTACTAAATGATATACGACGATTTATTTCTTTAATGATACTGTTTATTTCTTCCTTACTAAATTTATCAATCTCAAGATTCATTCTTTCTTTTTTTATTCCTGCATCTCTTAATATGCCTGCCAAGAAAATTCTTTTCTCTTCATACATTTCATCATGCTTATTTTTCATGTCGTCAAGAAAAAAACCTAACTTCTCATTATTTCTTTTAAAGTAGATAGCGCGCAATTTAGCTATTGCATTTAATCCATCAATTCTATTTTTCAATGGAATATAAATAGCTCTATCTCCGCTTTCTGATGGATTCTGATACATAACAACCTCTCTTAAAATGGTATATCGTCAAGTTCTGTTTTTTCCGCATAAGCATCAACTAGCTCATTTCTAAAACTAGTCAATTGCTCAGCAATATCATCCACGCTCAACACACCATTATTTAATTTATTTTTCACCAACTCAAAAATTCTATTTTTAAAATGGATTTTTTCCGATTGTTTATTTCTCATGAAATTTAAAATCTCATTAATTTTTTGGTTATCACTATAATCGACACTTGTTTTTACTTCGTTATTATTATCAATTGATTTCTCGGTCATAAGAACCTCTTAACTTAAAGCTGATATTAACAAATAACCCATAAATAAAATGAGGCTAACAATATAAATAGAATTGTTATTTTCATTTTTAAATGAATCACTAGATAATTTATATTTGTGTTGTTGAAGCTGTAATGAATTTAATTTCATTTTAAAACCTCACATCATTGATGGGCTAAAATTTGTTACTGCATCCACTGCACAGGCAAATGCTGGATTGGTATGTAATCTTGCTGATAGTGTTATTCCTGCTAACGTTAAACAACGAATTGCAGTATTAACAGAACGTTTAAATTCAGCGACACGCGCATTATTTAAGTTACCGCCTGACACTGTATCATTTGCTAACTTCCCAACTTCACCGACTGCCGTTAATAAATAAGCTGGCACATTGGAATCGCTCATTTCATTTACTGGCACTGACGGCTGACACTGCATCTGTTCTAGAACCCCATCAAGAATAGAGGCGTCCTCAGTTGCATCAGTCAACTTCATTAAATCAATACAAGTTAACTGATGCGGTTGTTCAGGATTTAACTTGTTACGCAACATTTGGGCGTTCATGCCGATGCTTTCAGCTATTTGCACTAAATCCCCTTTATGGGTATTTGCGAAAGCTAAACATGCGTTATCAAAGTGCGCTTGTTTGGAAACCTGATAATCAAACATGGTGTTTATTCTCAAAATACGAAAGACTAACTACGCTTCCAGTGAAACATTGGCTTTAGATAGAGCTTCAACAGTTAAAGCTGCCAAATTAATAAAAACTGTAGATTGCTTTAGATCTTTGCTTTTAGCCCTTACAGGTAAACGACCATCGGCAATCATATTTTTCACTGTATTTCTAGATAACCCAGAACGCTTAACATACTCTTCAATCGTTATATATGGCTCTGGGATTGTGATTGTAATATTTGGTCTCATAGGGCAAAATCTCCACATTATGTCTATTTGTATCTATTTGTCTCTATTTGGTTCCCCACGAACTGACAGTGAAGATACTTCGCGAGAGACGAATAGTCAACATTAAAAACATATATTTTTTGTTTAATGCGAAGTTCTGAGGGTGCGAATGAATAGCTCATTTGATTTTGTATCATGTGAAACTACGTCTGAAATTCTTGATAGAATGATAGAAGCGTATGGTTTTACTAATAAAATAATGTTAGCAACACATTTCAACATGGGCGCAAGTAGCCTTAGCGGAAGATATAAACGAAATATTTTCCCTGCAGACATGGTAGTTAGATGCATGTATGAAACAGGAGTAGATTTAGAGTGGCTAGTATTTGGTAAAGGTAAGCCTTTTAACCAAGAAAAGTTAGATATTTTGAAAATTCCTAACTTTCGATTAAAAAGTGGTGGTCTAATATCGGCCGACATAATAATGATTGATAAAGTAATCTTTCCTGCAACATCACAACTACCTCAAGACCCAATTTCAATTCAGATTGATAGTGACTATTTCATCATTAATAAAAAATTCAGTGAGATTTTTGATGGCAAATGGTTTATTGAAATTGATGGAAAAAAGAGCATTCGAGAATTAACTAGAATGCCAGGCCAAAGAGTTAGGGTTTCTGGAATTGGCATGGCATTTGACTGTGAGTTAAATGATTTAACAGTCTTGGGCTGTGTTATAAAAGAAATCAAGGATTATTAATATGAAGAATATTTTATTAGGTTTAGTGATTTTCTCTTCAGCATCTTACACTTTTGCTATGAGTGAAGATTGCACAATAGCTAGCACTATGTTTGAAGATTCTGGTTTAATTATGTCTGACGGCATATCAATGGCTATTAATGAAGGTGAGAAATTAAAAAACTCCACCGTTACTTATGACGAATTTTCAATATGGTTTAATAAAATCTACCCAAAAAAACAAGCCAACTTTATTAATAAGTACAATCAATATAAAACTAATGACAGTAATAACCCTATATATCTAGGATTTGTTTCTATCATTGAAGTAGATAATTTCACAGCATCTCTAAATAATTACATGAAAAATAAGCAGGATAATGATTTTAAATCCATGCTAGATGCTAAATCACGTATTGAAAATGCATACAATAAATTAGTAGAAGATTGCGGTAAGAAGTATGAGCGTTAAGAAATTACCTAATGGGCAATGGCGCTTAGATTTCTATCCTGAAGGCAAGAAAAATGATAATGCAAAACGTATACGTAAAACTTTTACGACTAAAGGTGAAGCCTTAAATTATGAACGCTATATTTTAGATAATATTAACAATCAACCTTGGCTGGGTGAAAAAGAAGATAATCGAAAATTAAGTGAACTAATTAGCTCCTGGTATAGTTTGCATGGCGTTACCATTGATGATGGTAATAAAAGAAAATCTTCCATGTTATATGCAACTGGTTGCATGGGCTCTCCTTTAGCCCACGAATTTTCTGCAAAATTATTTTCCTCATATAGAGAAAAACGGATTTCAGGAAAACTTAGACGTACCGAGCGGATAGAAAAGGTCTCACCCAGAACAATGAATCTTGAATTAGCTTATTTTAAAGCCATGTTCAATGAGTTAACGCGCCTTGGTGAGTGGAAAAATGAAAACCCCTTAGAATCTATCCGGCCATTTAAAACAGAAGAGTCAGAAATGGGGTTTTTAACCCATGATGAAATAAGGTTATTACTAAAAGAATGTGAAATTAGCTCTAACCCACATTTATTAGCAATTGTTAAAATTTGCCTATCAACAGGAGCTAGGTGGTCAGAAGCTGAATTATTGAGAAGTACGAATATTAGTAAATATCGCATTACTTATACAAACACAAAAGGCAATCGCAATCGTACTGTTCCTATTGATGAGTCTCTTTATAATGAAATATTCACAAATAGAAGAAGTGGCGCCCTCTTTACATCTTGTTACTCAGCATTTAGAAGTGCTCTAAAAAGAACAAAAATAATATTACCTGACGGTCAATTATCTCATGTATTAAGACACACTTTCGCATCTCATTTTATGATGAATGGTGGAAATATTTTAGTATTACAAAGAATACTCGGTCATACTGATATAAAAATGACCATGCGATACTCTCATTTTGCACCCGACCATTTAGACGATGCTGTCAAATTAAACCCACTATCACAGATAGTAAAAGATAATGATTAATTGCCCCATTTTTGCCCCATCAACTAATGACTCCTTGGCTCTATTTGGCTCTATTTGATTCTTAACATATTGATTTCAATATAACTCATTGATTATATTATATGTATCAAATTACTCATAATCGATTGGTCACTGGTTCAAGTCCAGTAGGGGCCACCAAATTTTAGCTGTTAAATCAGCACATTAAGCCACTTTGGGAAAAGTGGCTTTTTTGTTTTTATAGATCAGTGGCGACAAAATAGCAACAGAGCTTAATTGATGAATCTATTCTCCATAAATTAAAATAAGAAATATTTAATTTATAAAAGACAAGAAGTTTTAGTTTCAAAATTCTATAACGCTTTGAAAAATAAATACTCTCGCGTAAAATGTGGATCATCAATTCCACGTAATGTAACTACTTCTATTATTAATATATAATTCTTTTTTCTACTCTTTAAACTTTGTTCTTTTATTAATAGAAAACTAAAATCTGTTAAACGCCAAATATTCCCCCAGAAAAAACACAATATATTATTTTTTATTTATTTAAGCCAGATAAATCTTCAAGTAATACTTTCATTCTATAAGTATTATTTTTCCATTAATAATATGTTAAAAAAAACATTTTTTTAAAAAACCACCTATGTATATTTAGATCGTTTCCATTATTTTGATATAAAGATTAAACCTAACAGTAAATATCAACTATTTAATTAATGGAATAAACAACAATCAAATAAAAATATGGTAAATAATATATAGAGGTTATAAATGAAAAAATTACTTATTATTAGTCTTCTTTCCTTTTCATCATTTTCACATGCCGGTATTGATTTTGACGGCTATTGCAAAAAATTAAATGGAAGTGTAAAAAATGGCAAAATTTCCAGTCTCATGGTTGTAACTAATAGTTATAACGATGGGGAAAAACCAGTATTAACAGCCAATATAAAATTTGCACCTAAAACTGGTGACGCCTATCATTATGGTATTATGTACAATGCCTCTACACTTTACGATATCGCTAAAGTTTCATTTCTGACACAAGCAGATATAGTCATATGCGTTGGGAGTGAAAAAAAAATTCCTGGTAAGGATAGCTTATATATGATTGGGTTATCAAAACATTAATTATCCTAAAATAAAAGAAATTATAACTAAATAAAAAAGGAAAATAATATAGCACGATAAAATTTTTATAAAACTACAAGAGGTTATAATGAAAAAAATAATTTTAATTATATTATTTATTTTATTTAATATACAACTATCATATGCTAGGCCTGTCAGTAAAGTATATCGAGCGGATTCAAGACCACCAGAAGAGGTTTTTGAAAAAGGATTTGTCGCTTGGGGAAATAATATCAATTTTCATGCTCATGTAAATGGTGTTTCAGGGAGAAGAGGAAGTAAAGATTCTGCATTTATTCCGACAACATCAAGTTTTAAATCAAGTGAAAAATTTGCAAAAGATTTGCTCAATGTCTCAAGCGAAAATAAATCTTATATTTATAAGATAAGACCAACAAATAATTTTTATTCTGCACTTGAAACCGTCTATTATTATCATGATCAAATTAAAGAACGTGTCAGTGACATACTCAGAACCGTATTAACTGAAGAACAAGAATATTCTGCATATATAAATATTCCAAATCAATTAATAGAGCTTGTTACTATCTACACAAAAATAGGTAGTGATATTATTGAAGAAACAATTCCAAACCCTCATTATTCACCAGAAGAAACCCATTCATCTGATGAACCATATAAAGGTTATAACCCATTAAAGATAGATAATTTACCTCACCTTGTAATGGGGTTATCCATGACTAATATAAACAATGAATTAGCAGAGGCATCCGCAGTACTACCGTCATCTTCATTTACTTGGGGGTCAGTACTAAGTACCGTTATGGAAGTAGCAGAATTGTAA